GCAGGTCACGCTATAACTAGTGGAAATACTAATACAGCAGTTGGACATCACTCTTTAGGAACTAATACTGTTGGTGATAGAAATACTGCTGTAGGTTCTGGTGCATTAGGTACATTTAATCCATCTAGTAATACAGATGATAACAATACAGCAGTTGGCTATGGTGCTTTAAATGCTCTCACAACTGGTGTTCATAATATTGCAATAGGCGGATTAGCTATGGGTGGTGATCCTGGTCCAAGTACTGAAAACCATAACTTAGCAATAGGTATTAATTCAATGGGTGGAAACATTGCTGGTGGAGAATATAATGTAGCAATAGGTAACTATTCTGGTGATGCAATTACTTCAGGTGATAGTAATACATTAGTAGGTTATAATGTTGGAACATCAATTACAACTAGTGAACTTAATACATTTATTGGTTTTGATGTTGGTAAACAGCATTCAACAAATGCGGGTGGTTCTGTTAATACTGGTGTTGGAGCTAGTGCTTTACAAGCATTGACCACAGGTGGTCAAAATACTGCTCTCGGTGGTAACGCAGGGTATTCTTTAACAACTGCTGTTGATACAGTTCTTATTGGACACAACGCTGGAGACGCAATTGTTCTAGGTTCTTATAACACAGCAGTAGGTAAAGACGCATTAGGTGCGGCACAAGGTGATAGATATAATACTGCAATAGGTTTTGAAGCATTAAAAGTATTTAACACAGGTACATCAGTAAATGATACTGCAAACACAGGAGTAGGAGCTCAAGCTGGTTTAAGGGTTACAAGTGGTGCGGGCAATACTTTTATTGGTGCTGGTGCTGGTGATACAGCTACAACTGGTGGTAGTAATATTTGTATAGGTCAAGACTCAGATGTTAGTACAAATAGTACCTCAAACGCAATTGTAATAGGACAAACTATTGCTACAGTTGCTAACAGGGTTGCTATTGGTAAATCTGGTGCATTAATTTACGCAGATTTTGCTTCAAGTGCTACTTGGACACAATCATCAGATGAAAGACTAAAAGATAGTATTGAAGCAACTAATATTGGTTTAGATTTTGTGAATGAATTAAGACCAGTAACTTATAAATGGAAAGATACTACAACTATTCCTGAAGAATTAACAAAACAAAAAACAGAAGTAAATGCAAAAGACACAGAAACTTTACAATATGGTTTAATTGCACAAGAAGTTAAATCAGCTATGGATAAAGTTGGACACGACAAATTTACTGGTTGGGATTTAGATGAGGACGATACTCAATGCTTAAGAGAAGGGCAGTTTATTTACCCACTAATAAAAGCAGTACAAGAATTATCTGCAAAAGTTGACGCCTTAACTGCTAGAGTCACTACATTAGAGGGATAATAAACAATGGCAACGATACAAAATATCACCATTGACCAAGATTGTGATTTCACAGAAACATTAACAGTTAAAGATTCTACAGGTACAGTTGTTGATTTATCAAATGAAACAATCACTAGTAAAATGAGAAAGACTCACCTTTCTACTACAGCATTTGATTTTACAACTGCTAAAGTAAGTGCAACTGATGGTACTTGTTCAATCACAATGACTGACGCTGTTACTACTGGTCTTGCTGAAGGTCGTTATGTATGGGATTTAACAACAACTGATTCTTCTGGTTTAATTACTCGAAGAATTGAAGGAAGGGTTACCGTAACACCAAGCGTAACTAGGTAACTTTATGTCAGATGATACAACTCAAAGATATATTGATGGAGAAAAAAATTGGATTAATAATGTTATTGGAAAAGATTCGATTGTTGACAAAACAATTACGGGCAAAGTTAGTATTATTGAAGAAATAGATATTGACGCTGATATCGAAAAACAAATCACACAATTACAAGAAGCAAAATTAAAAGTTGCCGAAACTGAAATTGATCTTCTTACAAACATCTCAAAAAAACAAGCAATAGAAGAGGTTAATGTTCAAAGTGAACTAGGCGATTTCTTTTCTACAATCACTTCCGAAAAGAAAGAACTTAAAAGTAGAGTAAAAAAAGAAGAAGTTAAAATTGCTGAAGTAGAAAAATTATTTAAAGCACTTAACGAACCAAAAAAAGAAAAAAAGGTTAAAAAGAAAAAAGAACTTTTACTTGAACCTGAAAAAACAGAAAATATTGAAGATGTTGTAGTTGAGAATGTTATTGAAAAAACACCAGAAGAACTTACGGTTATAGATAAAGTATCAAAACAACTTTCTGATATGAAGGTTGCAAAAAAAATAGATGAAGATAAAATTAAATCATTAGAGTCAGTTGATACTTTAGACAAACTAAAAAGAGAGTTTCTTAACTTTAAAGATATTGTTGCTAAACAAATGTCATTTACTGGTGGTGGCTTAGATACAAACAAGATTACTGCTGACTTGATGCCGACAACAGGATCAACTTTTGATTTAGGATCTGAAGATAGACCTTGGCGTAAATTATATTTATCAGGCGGTACACTTGTAGTAGGCGACACCGAAATTTCTGGTACTGAAATTGCACAATTAGATGGCGTCACGGCAGGCACAATTGTTGCTAGTAAGGCAGTCGTTGTTGACTCTAGTAAAGATATTACAGGATTTAGAAATATAACACTAACTGGTGAGTTAGATGCCGCAAGTTTAGATATATCAGGTAATGTTGATATTGATGGTACTCTAGAAACAGACGCTTTATCTATTAATGGTACGGCAGTAACCTCAACCGCAACCGAATTAAATATTCTAGATGGTAAAAGTTTTGTTGATGAAGATAATATGGCGTCAAATAGTGCTACGGCGATTGCATCCCAACAATCTATTAAAGCATATGTTGATACTTCGGTATCAAATGTAACTTTTCCTGTGTTAAACTTTACGGCAGATGATGAAAGTAATTTAAATATAAACTTAACAAACGAAGAAAGATTCACGGTTGCTGGGGGTACGGGCGTCGCTACGACTAGTAGTGGGAATACTATAACAGTTGCTATAGATGCCTCAGTTTTGACTACAACAACTGGTGCAACAAAGGCATTCTCAATCGCACAGGCTATCGCATTAGGATAAATACTAAATAGTAGTATAAGGAAAGAAAATTATGGCAACACCAACTACAAAAGCAACATTTAAAGAGTATTGTTTAAGATCATTAGGCAAACCTGTAATAGATATAAATGTTGACGAAGATCAAATAGATGACCGAATAGACGAAGCAGTTCAATACTTTGCACAATATCATGTGGACGGTGTTGAAAGAATGTATTTAAAATATCTAGTTACTGCTGATGATATTACAAGAATGACCACAGACGCTTCTGAATCGGTTACAGATAATTCAATTACGACTACATGGAAAAGAGCAGATAATTTTCTTGTAGTTCCTTCATCTGTAATTTCAGTTGTTAATGTGTTTCCTTTATCTGATAGATCAAACTTAAATATGTTTGATGTTAAATATCAATTAAGATTAAACGATTTGTATGATTTTTCATCTACAAGTATAGTTCATTATGAAATGACTATGCGACACTTAGATTTTCTTGACCATATATTAGTTGGTGAAAAACCAATGAGATTTAATCATCTATCAAATAGATTGTTTATAGATATGGATTGGAAAACAGATATTACAGCAGGTGAATATCTAATTATGGAAGTTTATCGTAAGTTAGATCCTGATACTTTTACCGATGTATATGACGATATATACTTAAAGAGATATGCAACAGCACTAATTAAAAGACAATGGGGACAAAATCTTTCTAAATTTAATGGTACGGCTATGTTAGGAGGAGTTACACTTAATGGTCCTGAATTATTTTCTACTGCTATTCAAGAACAGCAAAAGTTAGAAGAAGAAATTAGATTAAATTACGAAGAGCCGCCACATATGCAACAAGGATAATTGAATGCCAACTAATGTCTATTTTGACACAGGCACAACATCTGAGCAAAGACTATACGAAGATTTAATTATAGAACAGCTTAAGATATACGGCCAAGATGTCTATTACTTACCAAGAAAAATTGCGAATAAGGATAATATCTTTGGAGAAGATCCTGCTTCGTCTTTTGATGACTCGTACATTATTGAAATGTATGTTGACAATACTGATGGGTATATGGGCGAGCAAGAAATTATTAATAAGTTTGGTTTAGAATTACGAGATGATATTAAATTTACTGTTTCTAAATTAAGATGGGAAACTTTAATCTCTAACAATAGTGATTTAGTTGCTGAGAGACCTCAAGAAGGTGACTTAGTTTATTTTCCTACTACAAACGCATTTTTTGAAATACAGTTTGTAGAACATGAGCAACCGTTCTATCAACAAAGTGCATTACCTGTTTATAAACTATCATGTACTAAATTTGAGTACAGTTCAGAAAGAATTGATACAGGTATTGTAGAAATTGATAGTACTGAAGATTCATTATCTACTGATACAATGAACTTCCAGTTTAGTTTAGAAAATGAAACTGGATCGTTTGTAGTTGAAAGTGATATTGGTAAAATTGAATATCTTATCAATGAGAGCTTTACAATGGCAACTCAACAACCAGTAGATCAAGGACTAATATTTGAAGAACAGGCAGGTACAACAACATCATCAACAAGTGATGATATATTAGATTTCAGCGAAAGAAATCCATTTGGAGAGGTTGACGATTACTAATGTTTGGACAGCACTTTTATCATAAACAAATTCGTAATACTGTAATTGCGTTTGGTACAATATTTAATAATATTAATATTAGGCGTTTGGACTCTAGCGGAAATCCATTGCAGAATATTAGAGTGCCTTTGTCATATTCACCAAAAGAAAAGTTCTTGGCAAGATTAGACCAACAAGCAGATTTAACTGGAGACGATTCAAGCGTGGCAATAACTCTACCTCGTATGTCATTTGATATCACTGGTTATTCTTATGACCCAGCTCGTAAGTTAAATAAAAATCAAAAACTTAGTAATGTAAAAACTAGTAGTGATACAACTAACTTGAATACACAATATTCTCCTGTACCATATAATGTAAATATATCTTTAAATGTATTTACTTCTAATTCAGATGACGGTTTACAAATTATTGAACAGATACTTCCATACTTTCAACCAGACTACACGGTTACAATGTATGAGAATAAAGATTACATGGATACAAAAAGAGATATACCGTTTATATTAAATGGTGTTGATTATGATGATAGTTATACAGGATCACTTACAACAAATAGAAGAATCATTTATACATTATCATTTACTGCAAAAATATATCTGTATGGTCCGATAAGTACAAGTTCTATTATTAAAAAAGTTTCAGCAGATTTATATACAGATATACAAGGAAATAGTCCATCTCGAAATGAAAGAGTTACGGTTACACCTAATCCAACTTCAGCAGATAAAGATGATACTTATACATATACAACCACTTTAGATTTCTTTAATGATGGATTAAACTATGATGAAGGCACAGGTGAAGATAAGTAATAATAAAAGGTTTACAAAATGAGTACAATTGATGATAAATTAAATGAAGTTTTAGATATAGCGGAAGAAGTATTTGAAGGAAAAAAAGAAGTTGCAATCGTACCTTCTACTACTCCTAAAAATACTGATCCAGATGTTGACTTTGAAACTGGTAGAGAAAATCTATACAAGTTACTTGCAAAAGGTAATGAAGCAATAGATGGTATTCTATCACTTGCAAAAGAGGGTGAACATCCTAGAGCATATGAAGTTGCAGGACAATTAATCAAAACAGTAAGTGAAGTTTCTCAAGACTTATTAGGTCTACAAGAAAAAATGAAGAAACTTAAAGATGTTCCTAATACAGGACCTAAAAGTGTAACCAATGCATTGTTTGTTGGTTCTACTACTGAATTAACAAAACTATTAAAGAAGAAAGACTAATGGATTTTTTTAGACCGAACATAGAAGAAAGAATTACTTTACCTTCTCCACCTCAAAGAGATGAAGATGAAATATCTCGTTTAAAAGATATTATTCGAAATCGAACTGCTGAGGATGTACAGTCTATAAGAGACCATGATGAAGTTCCGTTTTTTGCATTAAAAAAATATTGTGAAGATAACGGATTATTATTTCACGAAAACGAATTTGAAGATTTAGTGGAACAATCAACACCGATTATATTGCATTTTAAAAATATGTTTAATCGCAAAAGACCTAATGAGGTTGATAATAGAATAAATACATTACCAAGTAAAACAAATAAAACTCGTTCTTATCCAAGTGGACATTCAGCACAAGCAAGACTTGTTGCAAGATATGTTGCTGGTAAATTTCCTGAACACGAAATTGAATTACTTAAAAAAGGTAACGAGTGTGGTATGGGAAGAGTAAGAGCAGGGTTTCATTATCCTTCAGACAACGAAACAGGCATTCTACTTGGTGAAAAGTTATATGTATTTCTGAACAAAGATAATTATGAAAACTGAGCAATACTTAGGAAATCCAAATCTTAAAAAAGCACATTCAAAATCTCGATTTACAAAAAAACAAATTGAAGAAGTATTGAAGTGTTTGGATAACCCAAAATATTTTATAGAGAATTACTTAAAGATTGTAACCATTGATAAAGGTCTTGTACCTTTTGAGATGTACGACTTTCAAAGAGAGATGGTGGATACATTTCACAAAAACCGTTTCTCTATTTGCAAGTTACCAAGACAAAGCGGAAAATCGACAATCATTGTCTCCTACCTCTTACATTATGTTTTATTTAATGACAATGTAAATGTTGCAATCCTTGCTAACAAATCTTCGACTGCAAGAGATTTACTAGGCAGATTGCAACTTGCATATGAATACTTACCTAAATGGATGCAACAAGGAGTTCTCAACTGGAACAAAGGTTCTATTGAATTAGAGAATGGAAGTAAAATGATAGCCGCAAGTACTTCTTCAAGTGCTGTTCGTGGTAGTACATTTAACATTATCTTTCTAGATGAGTTTGCTTATGTACCAAACAATATTGCTGAAGAATTTTTTAGTTCAGTTTATCCTACAATATCTTCTGGTCAATCATCTAAAGTTATGATCGTTTCTACACCACACGGAATGAATATGTTTTATAAAATGTGGATGGACGCAACAAATAAAAGAAATGATTATGTTCCGATTGAAGTGCATTGGTCTGAAGTTCCTGGTAGAGATGAAGAATGGAAAGAACAGACAATACGAAATACAAGTGAGGCACAGTTTCAGACCGAGTTTGAATGTGAGTTCTTAGGTAGTGTTGATACTCTTATTAATGCAAGTAAAATTAAAACTATGGCAGTTGTTGATCCTTTAGTAAAAAGTTTGAATGGTACTTTAGATGTTTACGAAAAACCAATCAAAGGTAATATCTATGTAATGACAGTTGATGTATCAAGAGGTATTGGAAATGATGCTTCTGCATTTGTAGTTATTGACGCTACGAAAGCACCATATCGAATTGTTGCAAAGTATCGAGATAACGAAATTAAACCTTTACTCTTTCCAAGTGTTATGAAGAAAGTAGGTGACGCATACAATCAAGCATTTGTATTGATTGAGATAAATGATTTAGGTCAACAAGTTGCAGACGCTATGCAATTTGAATTAGAATATGATAATTTACTTATGGTCACACAAAGAGGAAGATCAGGTCAAGTATTAGGTGGAGGATTTAGTGGTAGAGGTAGTCAGTTAGGACTAAGAATGACTAAAGGTACTAAAAGAATCGGAACTTCTAATCTGAAAAGTTTAATTGAGGGAGATAAACTGATAATTCAAGATTTCGAAATTATTGCAGAATTATCAACTTTTATTTCTAAAGGAAAATCTTTTGAGGCAGAGAGTGGCGCTTCAGATGACCTTGTAATGTGTTTAGTAATATTTTCATGGTTGGCAAATCAACGATATTTCAAAGAATTAACAGATGTAGATGTTCGAGGACAGATGTTTACAGATCAAAAAAATGCAATAGAGGCAGATATGGCACCTTTTGGTTTTATAGATGACGGATTAAACGATCCAGAAGGCAATAATTCACAGTTTTATGACGATACAGGACAACTTTGGACACCAGTTTCTTACCGTAAAGGGGAATAGTGTAGTTTTGGTATACTATAAATATACACAAAGGGTTATAACTAAAATATAAAAACTTAATATTAAGGAGAACTAAATATGGCTTTTCAAGTATCACCAGGTGTTCTCGTAACTGAAAAAGACTTAACGAATATTGTTCCTAATGTCGCTACAAGTGGCGGGGGAATCGTTATTACAGCAGAAAAAGGACCAATTGATGAGATAACACTTATTTCATCTGAAAAAGAGTTGGCCGATAACTTTGGTAAACCAAACAACAATAATTTTGAAGAATGGTTTTGTGCTGCAAACTTTTTAGGATACGGAAACAATCTGAAGGTAGTAAGACCAATCACAGGATTAGTAAATGCTGTGTCAACTGGTACTGCTGTCTTGATTAAAAATACAACTGATTATCTGGATAACTATTATTCAGACTCGGGCGCAGGTCAAAATACAAGTATAGGAACTTGGGCTGCAAGAGAGGCAGGAACATTAGGAAACAGTTTAAAAGTTTCACTATGTTCTAACTCAACTGCTTTTGGACCACACTCACAAAGTGGTACACTAGTAAACGATAGCTCTGCTGCTATTGGAGATACAACTATCACTATGGATGACGGATCTCTATTTCAAGTAGGCGATATACTAGAGTTTGGAGACGCAAGTAATGTGCCTTCAACTTCAGGTGCACCTTCAGGACATTATTATAAAGTAACTGGAATTGCAACTCATGTATTAACAATCGCAAGATTTAATGTATCAACTGGCGTAACAGAAACAGGCGGATTAAGACACGCTATTGTTGATGACGCAAAAGTGCTAAGACATTGGGAATATTATTTTCAATTCTCTAATGCACCAACAACTTCAGATGATGTATCTGCTGCTGGTGGTTCATTAGACGAAATGCATATTGTCGTTGTTGACGAAGATGGATCAATCACAGGAACTGCTGGAACAATCTTAGAAACTTTCGAGGGTGTTTCACAGGCTTTTGACGCTAAAACTTCTGAAGGTGCAAGTAACTATTATCCACAAGTAATCTATCAACAATCAAAATTTATCTATTGGATAGATCATATCGCTACTTTATCAGATGGTTTGACTAAAGTAGGTACAACTTTTGATAATTCAGTTGGTGACGCTTTCGTAGTATCTAATACTTCACTTGCAAGTGGAACAGATGATTATGTTGCTACTAATGGTGAAATTGCAACTGCTTATGAAAAATTTGCTGATGCTGATGCTGTTGATTTAAGTCTATTATTATGTGGACCATCTCAAACAGGTGCTGACACTACTGGCGATACAAAAGCAACTGCTGTTATGGATATTGCAACTGCAAGAAAAGATTGCGTTGCTTTCATATCACCATATAGAACTGCTGTGGTTGGTGTTCAAAATCCAATTACACAAACTGCTAATGTAAAAGCATTTGCTCAAGGTTTACCTTCAAGCTCTTATGCTGTTATTGATAGTGGTTATAAGTATATGTACGATAGATATAATGATGTTTATAGATTCGTTCCTCTGAACGGAGATATTGCTGGTCTTTGTGCTAGAACTGATACAGTTGCTGACGCATGGTTTTCACCAGGCGGATTTAATCGTGGACAAATTAGAGGTGCTGTTAAATTAGCATTCAATCCTAACCAAACTCAAAGAGATGAATTATATAAAAACAGAGTAAATCCTGTTGTTTCATTTCCTGGGCAAGGTACAGTATTGTTTGGTGATAAAACTGCTCAATCTAAACCATCTGCATTTGATCGTATCAATGTTCGTAGATTGTTTATCGTTCTTGAAAAAGCGATTTCTACTGCTGCTAAATTTCAACTATTTGAATTCAATGACGAGTTCACTAGAGCACAATTTAGAAACTTAGTAGAACCGTTTATCAGAGATGTACAAGGCAGAAGAGGTATTACTGATTTTGCTGTAGTATGTGATACTACTAATAACACAGGTGATGTAATTGATAGAAACGAATTTAGGGCTGATATCTTTATCAAACCAGCTCGTTCTAT